TGTTAGGTCGTCAATACCGGTTTCTCTAAATATTCTGATTTTGGTTCCTACTGGAGGAGCAGTATTCAATTGTATTGTGGTAGCGTTAGGCAAAGTAAATGCCGTACTAGCCACACCATCGAGACTTAATTTAATGTCCGAGGTCTTAAGATATGGAAATGTAAAATTGCGAAGGACAGTTGTTGTGTCATTCTGGGTATATTCGTTCTGTGTAACAGCACTCATTTTAGTTACCGTAATTAATTAATTGTCGTGTTTTTTGATCCCTCTGTTGTAAATTGGCGGCTTCGTCTACGTTACCAACTTTCATTTCTTCTCTTGCAAGTTGAGCGTTGATAATAGACTGTTCAATATTAGGATTCTCGCTAAGGTATCTAGCCTCTGCAAGTTTTTGAGCTTCACGTATTATCATGTTTAGCTCTTGGTGTATAGGTAGTAATTCAGTTCTAAGTTTAATTCTATCGTCAGCTCTTCTGACTCTAGATCTTCTAAACTTACGTAGAGCATCAATCTCTTTCTTATACCTTTTGTTGTTCATTAAGCGTTCAACTTGTTTAGATAAGTTTTGTTCACCTATGTATTTATTTATCTGTTCTCTGTCTTCTGGCTTCCATTCATATGATCCAGTGCTATCCATCTTCAACATACTAAGACCATCATAACGTATGTCACGTAAGAATACACGCCATGGTTCGTTTGTACCACTAACTTTAATAGGACTGAGTGCATTAAGTGCACGTAGTACTGGGTTGTCAATGTCGTTGAGTGCATTACCAGTCCATATATCTATTTGATCTGGTAGCATGTTTCTAAATCCGGGTAGTCTGTTAGCTACAAATGACTGTACTTCACCAGCTAAGTCTTTCTGTGCAGAATCTATAGCTTTAGCAAGTACACCTAATGTTCCACTCGCTGGTATCCAAGATGTCTGACCAGCTCCTAGCTGTGCCCATGCACGTTCGTTACCATTTAGTGCGTCAAACAAAGGTTCTATCATAGTCAATGGTGATTCATTTAAGAATGTAGCACCAATAGTCCATGTAGCTTTAGACATAAAGTTTTCTAGCATATGCTCATCCATGTCAGATGCGTAGTATGCAAGATCTCCTATTAATGTAAGCATGTGTTCTATACCAATCAGACCTTTAAAACTATACCAGTTGTTACCGATACGTATAGTCTTAGGTACATAACCCATTTCGTCTCTTTCTTTGTTACGTTTAGATGCGTTGTAGTGACCGTTACCTCTGATGTTACCACCCATCGCATAGCCCCATAATGTAGATGTAAGTATACTACTAAACGCCATTCTACCTACATATTCAGCTTGTATCTGTTTAAAGATAGCATCTGCAAATGGTTCTCTACTTGCGTCTATACCATGCTCCATAAGTGCTGCTGCTATATCATCTGCTGATTTAGCATATATAGTTTTAGCATACTTATTAATACCCGGTATAAGAGTAATAGGTGTCCAAGACAATGCAGCTTTTACAAAGTTAGATGCAGTACGTGGAAACGCTAATAGCTCCTTTAGTATAGGATATGCTGTAGTAGCTTCTGTAAGATAGCTAGCTACGCCATCATCTAGGTTAAGTTGTATCTCACCAGAAAATGATCGTAGTACCTGATCTTTAACCAGTCCATTCTCATCAAAGAAGTTATTGTAATGTATTTTCTCAGCTTCAAATATTTTCTCCCAGTCTGCATAACCAAACTCACTAAACACATCTTCATACGCTTTGACACGTGAATAGTAATGTGCGTTGTGTGTGTTAGTAAATACGTCAGGAAATACCATAGCTGTCATACCATAGCGTAGACCTTTCATCTTAGACATCTGAGTTAATGCAGCTGCTGTCTTAAGCTGATATGCTCTACCCCAGTTACCATCTTTCTCATATAACTTTGCAACATCTTCCATGATGTCCCAAGCCTTGTCTGTTTTAAATACATAATCTTTACGAAATGCACTTAACATAGCAGTAGGATCTTGATTAACTTTCTTCATCATTTCAAATGCGTCAGTTAATGCACGTCTGTTAGTTTCCCATACAGCACCATTGTAATAAATAGTTTTCATTACATTGTCCATGTCACCCCTAATAGCGTGACCGAGTACAGCTGTAATAGGTCTCAGTATAAGTTGTGAGCCATTACCTACACCAGCTCTAAATGCTGATATACCAGATAGCATGTTGTTATATCTCACACCCCATGCACCCTTAGCAAACAAGTTCATGTTCTTAGGGTCAGGACTCTTCAGTAATCCAAGTGGTGTAATCTGTTCTGCTGCCCATTTGTATAGTTTAGCAAGACTATCTACATCACCTTTAGTATGTGCATATGCGTCAATCAGTGGACGTAGTGCATCAGGATTAACTTCTCTTAATCGTTTTAACTCCTTTGTAAACTTTAGGTTCTTAGCATGTATAGAGTTTTCTGCTGTCTGAAACTCAGATAACAATGTATCTATACCTTCTTGCATTGTACGTGGTGGCATCTGGTCAAACCAGTTCTTGTTACGTAGTGACCAACCAGATAGATATTTATTCAGTGCATACTCATCCATTAAAAATAGTAGCTTATCAATAACAATATCCATAGCTCTGTTATCATCTATGTATGGAGCCATGTCTGTAATTGACTGTGCAATAGTAGCAGCTTCTCTACCTAGAGTATCCATCACTCTACCAGATGATGCTGTAACTTCTCTACCTAAAAATCTGTCAACAAGATCACGCATAGCAAACGCTGCTGCTCTTGCCTGATCTTCATTTATAACATCTACTTGAAACTTGCCTAACATTAGATTTTTAACATCTCTATTTTCTAAAAATAGTTCTCTAATGTCATCAACAGTTTTTGCAGGGTCTATAATATCTTGATATATACCCCATGCTGCTGCGTTCATTTCTTTAGCACTAAATCTTACACCGTCTACAACAGCATCAAATCTACCAGCGTCTCTAGCAGCTTCCGATACACCCATCACAGAGTCACGACTTGTAGACCCTACCATCAGACCTTTACGTCTCATAGAGTCTGTAATAATAGGTGCTGGATCTCCCTTAGATGTACCAGCTTTGATAGCTGTAGTATCTGCTATGTTACGTGCTACGTTACCGGGAGGCACACTTTGCTTTGCTTTAGCTGCATCATCAAGTACATCAGCATTTAAGTCAGGATCTAATCCGTTTATGTTAAGTTCTAACTGTTCGTAGTTGTTAGCAGTTTTTCTTTCGATAGCTGCCTGTGTTTCTACATCTTCTAAGTATTCGTATCTACGGTAGTAGTCATCCATATTATCAATGTTAGCTAAAGATTCCTCTAATGCTAACTTTTCATTGATAAGTTGTTGTTCCATACCTCGACTTAGATTCTTATTACCTAGTGATAATAATTCATCTATTTCAGCAATACGTATCAGTTTGTCAGGATCACCACCCATGTTAATGTTAAGCTGCTTGTAAGCTTGTGCAGTATCATCTAGTGGTATCATCCAGTCCATGGTCTTGTGACCACCTTTGATGTCAAGAAATGCTCCAAGTACACTACCAAATATACTAAATGGTGCAGACTCTAACATGTTCTTACCTTTTCTTACACCGGGACTGTCACTTGTAGTAGTCTGAAATAACTGTGGTAAAGGTAATCTACCCTTTGGTCCAAACGTATCAGGAAACATCTGTACTAATGTATCAGTCAAAGTGTCATCTTCACCGACATCACTTAGACCTAATATAGTAGCATCTCCTAATCCATGAGCACCCATAGTAGCTGATAGCTTTGTAAACCAAGGCTTACTAAATAATGCACCACCAGCTAATCTAGTATTAAGCTGATTCTGTATTGCGTTACCACCTATGATAGAAGGTAATACTATAGAAGATACACGTCTGATGCCTTGGTGCATAGGATTGTCAAGCATTGTAACTTGATCGTACTTCTCGTCTATCTTGTTAAAGCCGGGTATAATTGTACCAGCTGCATCCAGTACGAAATCAGCTAGTCCTAGACCCGGTGCAGATAAACCTTGAAATGTATTATCTAATCTTTTAAGTGGGTTGTTAGCTTCTAGTGCTTGATTACGTTTGTTTTGTCTGACTTCATCAGTAGACATACCAAAATATTTCTGATTAAACTCTTCCTGTGCTTTGTCTCTTTCGTCTCCTTTTTGATTCCACCATGCTTCGTACTCATCTTTCATGGTAGTATGATTATCCTCTATAGATAAGTCTACAGAGCTATTACCAAACTTATACCCAAAAGGAGCAGGGTATACAGGCTGTGCTGATTTGGCTTCTTGTTCCTCTTCGACCAGTTCGCCGGGAACGTATGTTTCTTCTTCCATTAGTTCTGTAGCTGTTCTCTATTTTTAGCATTAAGTAGAAACTCCCATGCAGGCATATCAAACTGTGCTTCGATTGCGTCTACACATACTTGTAGAGCTTTTTGATCGTTTGATAATCCAGCTGCTCTGACTCCTAGTATCTCATCACACCATTTGTCAGCACCCCATTGCATGACTGCTTTCTTTGTTCTAGCATCTGCATCTACTGTGTTTTTTAATGTATTAACAAAGTCTTCTTTCTGTACACCTTGTAGTACACTCTCATCCATCAACTTATTTAACAGAGCATTGTTTGTCTTACCTGTCTTAAGTAAATTATATAAGTGTGTGTTGTTAATTGTAGGACTATTAGATCCCATATCAGCTGCAACTAGATCTACCAGTCCATTTACTCGTGACTGTCCTTTTGTATCACCTAGTGTAGCATCAATCTCAAAGCTAGATATGTTACCAAAGTTTTCTCCAGCAAATCGTGTAAATATAATTCTATTAGTTGCACCAGATTTACCTTGCTTTTGTTTAAATAAACCAGATCCACGAAATCCATCTTTGTCAAAGTTGACAAGAACACCGTTAACATATCCTAACTGTTTATCTATAGACTCTTTAGCACGTGAGTATCTTTCTTGTGGTGTACCATTACGGTCAGCTGCATAGCGTGACAGTAACTCAGATCTCATGTAGTCAGCCATAGTAGACGCTGATGGACCAGCAGCTTTATCTAAAACTCCGTCCTTCTCTACTTCGTCTATTGTAGCATCTGTAATCTTTTTGATGTGGTCATCTAAGTCTTCAAACTGTACACCTACTGCCTGTGCAAGACCATTAAGATCATCATAAATAAATCCTATCTTCTGCTGTTCGTCAGGTAGTGCAGCCCATGCGTGATATACTAATCGCATGTCACCATTTTTATATGCCTGTACGATTGTAGAACTTAATGTTTCAGCATTAATATACTGACTCTTAAATCCTAGACTACCAGCAAATAATTCTCTAGCATATTGATTACCGTTAGATGCTTCCCAGTCTGCAAAAAATGCGTCAGGATTTTCTTTGTAGTATCCCTCATTCATTCTCTGCTGATACTTAAGTGCATCAGTTTGTAATCTAGCTTTGTTGAGTGTTTCTTGATCTTTTTCTTTTTTTCTAAATCTTTCAGCAAAGTCATCAGCTAGTTCTTGTTTTAGATATGGAAACTTAGCAAGTATATGATTCTTAGGTAAATCTTTGTCAGCACCGGGTATAAGATATCCGTCAGGACTCTCAGGTGTGACACCCATAACATGCTCTAGATATGTCTGAAAGTCATTGTAGTTATCCATTTCACTCTTTGCCCATCCTACGATGTTAGCTCGAGTGTTAGGTACAATAGGGTTAGAGTATGTACCGTCTCGTTTCTGTATAGGTCTAGCATTAACGCTAGTTATAGCATCAACAAACAATGCGTTCTTTCTATTGTAAAATGCTTTCTTTACATTTTCGTATTCAGCATCACTGCTAAAATCTGCACGTGTAAACTTCTCACCACTTATAGCTTTAATACGTTCACTAAAACCATTTATAACTTGTGTGTTACGTTCGTAATCTTCTCCAAGTGTTAACTGGTGTTCAGCTGCAAAACCTTTTTGTCTGTATAAATTTTGTAGTTTTAGACCTAACTCAGACTTAGGGTTAATACCGTTTTGCTTCATAAATTCGTGAGCACGAAACTGATATAAACCTACAACAGTTTTTTTATTTAGAGGTATACCTCGTTGTTCAAGAAATTTTCTAAAATCACGTTCTTGACCGTCAAAAGTTTTGACGTGATTCATATAAACTATTTCTTTATTAACAGGATTATTAGACTGATTTACATGTGTTAAATAATCAAATCTTTGTTTAGCATCAATATCCCCAGTTTTTAAGTAATCCATCATATCTTCATATTTCCTGTTAGAGAAATCTAAGAAATCAGTTTTACTTAATAATTTTTTATAGACTTGGTTTGTGCTGCCAACTATACCTTTTTCTAATTCATCTTCATACTCAGCTATACCAGCTTCTGTCTGAAAGTAATCTATAGCATTTCCGATTGCTTTTTCTACATTAGCAGCAAGCGTAGGGGATAGCCTCCCCCACATTTTTGCTAGCTCTTGCTGTTCTTTTATCTTAACCTTAAAATTTTTTTGTTGTGTATCATTGTTACGCTTGAGTGCTGCCTCTCGTAACTTCTCAGGTGTTTCTACTTCTATTTGCCGTACAAGTTTTCTGTTAGCTTCTGCTGCTTTAGCAGCTCTATCAAGACCTGTACCGTAAGCTGCATCAAATAGTTTCTGTTCGTTCTTTCGTTTTTCTAAAGCTTGAGTCTGTGTTTGCGATTGAATCTGCATGGCTCGTAAGCCGTCGTCAAGTTTAGGTATTGCTTTACTTCCCCGAGCGTACTTGGTTAAGTATTTCTTTGTTGCCATTAGTTATAAATATTTGTAATGGATTTTGTATTGTTTGCAAACATACCACCGATTGTGCCAGCTATACTACTAATTGTTGTGCCCCATACCTGTGCAGATGCAGCTGATGGTGATACCATAGCTCCTCTTATAGGCTCAGGTCCAAAGTCATAATCTTCAAATACTCTTGGGTATAAGAATGTAGCTTGTGGTGTGGTAAGTGGCATGATAGGTTCTGGTAGTATACCGGGGTCTAACATCTTAGCTGCGTATGCGTTAAGATCTTGTACCGTACGTTGTGTACCTATAGACTGTAATGCACTTCGTGATGCTGCTGTAGCATTGTC